GATACAACTCATACACATGTGATGCATGTTCACAGTGGTGACACTTCACACTTCTCCACAACAAAAGCAGAAAAGATCAGTTTGTTTGTAAATACTGCTAGGACTGCTGGTGAGAATGTAATCATCTTTACTACTTACCACTCTCTGCACCGTATTCAGGAGGCAGATATTGAGGTCAATACAATCTATTTTGATGAGGCACATAATTCAGTGCAAAGGAACTTTTTCCCTGCTACAGAACACTTTGCTGCTGATTCTGATCGGTGCTACTTCTTCACTGCTACTCCTAAGCATTCTCTTTCTATTTTCAAACCAGGGATGAATGATACTGCTGTTTATGGCAATGTCATTTGTAATGTTCCTGCTCCTCAGTTGGTTGAGGAAGGTTATATTCTCCCTCCTAAGGTTGTGGTTCAGCAACTTCCTCAGGGTGATTTCAAGCAGTCTGATGAGCAGAACCTGCTGGACACCATCGATGCAAACTCCCTGAACAAAATCCTGGTTGCTGCACGTTCTACCAAGCAGATTGTGCGTCTTGTTTCTCAGTCTGACTTCTGCCGTCAGTTGGAAGATCGTGGATACAACTGGATGTATATTACATCTAAGACTGGTGCTATCATCAACGGTAAGAAAGTTTCCCGTGAGCAGTTCTTCAAGACTCTCAATCAATGGGGACAGGATGATACTCGTTTTGTGATTATGCACCACTCTATTCTGTCTGAAGGTATCAATGTCAAGGGTCTAGAAGCAGTCTTGTTCATGCGTAACATGGACTATATCGGAATCAGTCAGTCAATCGGTCGTGTGATCCGTCTGGGTGGTGCTGAGAAGACTTTTGGGCTAGTCTGTGTCCCTGTCTTCGACAAGGTGGGCATCAGCACTGCCAGGAGTGTTCAGGCAGTGGTTGACACCGTATTTGAGCAGGGTGAACCTGCCATCTCAGTGGTCCGCCGTTGATACTGTCCACCAGTGGCATGGTCCATGCTCCTCCATGCTATAATTACAAAGTAATCAAGGGAACACACTCATGCATCTGATTGATTCTCTGGAAACAAGAACTGATTGGAGTAAGATTTTTGGTGTTGTAGATTCTCTCTACAATGACAAAGGATTTTCTTCTAATGCTGATAACTTTGCCCGTGCAACTGCTGTAGAGAAAGCAATCGCAAAGTTCTCAGATCTGATCCGTGTGGATCAAACTGGATATGACTTTACCTTCGGTGATGAGAAGATCGAACTGAAGATGGGTAAGAATTTGTTCTACAAACGTAAGGACGTTCATGCCACTAAAAAGTTCAAAGTAAAATCTTTTCTGAGTGAGAAGAAAACTGTAGAAGATTTTCGTCAAAGTAAAACTTTCGACTACATGATGGTGATTGATCTCACGGCACGTCGTGTGGTGATTGTTGAAGATGAGAAGGCACGATCTCTCTACCAGGAAGGTGCTGATGGTGCCATGATTGAACTTAAGTTGGGTGACTACTACGAATGTGATCTTGGGGGTCTGATCACCACTATTGAACCTCCTACATGCCTCTCAGAGGCTATTAATAAAGCAATCGAGAGTTACCTGGAATTTTGATAGGATTTCTTACAATTTCTTTATGAGATAGATTTTGATGTTGAGATCTGATCTGTTGATGGTAAACGAATTGATCATGACAACACTTTATAATTTCATTTCTATTTCTTTTATTCTTAAGATATCCATGGATCGAATTTTTATTCATTAGTCCAAGTCCGAAAGCAACTTGTATGTAACTATCAAGTGACCAGAATGAGAAGTCTTCATTTGATCCAAAGCAATTTATATCAATAAAATCATTTTTACAATGGTTTTCAAAATCTATTACCCAGTCCATTTTATTATTTGTCATGTAATTCCAGAATTTGGAATCAGTTCTATTAGTGCAGTAATGTAGTCCAATAAAGTTAATAATAATTTCATATAAGTTTCTATTTTTCCTATTTGCAGTTTTTCTACTGAAATCGGAGTCATTGAAATTGGTATTGAAATATGTAAAATCGTTCATCTGTCTGAGAATTAAGTGAACACCTGTCGATTCTAGAGGTTCTACAAATCCACTTGAAAGTCCAACAGCAACACAATTTCCAATCCAATAATCATCATAATATCCTGGATTATATTTGATAATTCTATCTGTTTCTAGACGAATACCAAACTTGTCATTCAACCATTTATCATAGTCCTCTCTTGCTTCATCATCAGAGGTAAATTGTGATGAATAAAGATATCCAGTTCCATATCTGTCTATAATAGGTATTTGCCAGATCCAACCATTTTTAGTTGCTTCTGCAACTGTATATGATGGCATCTCTTGGAAATTATATTTGACCTGTTGTGGTATTGCTCTATCTAGAGGTAACCACTCTTTTATATCATTCCATTTTGGTTTAAGGTGTTTAAATAAAACTGCATTAAATCCGGTAGCATCAATGAAGTAATCTGCTTCGACTAATCCCGTCTTTTCAAAAACAGTACTCTGAATGTTTTTACCATCACTATTGACTTCTTTTACAATATCATCTACAAATTTTACACGTCCTTGTAGTTTTGATTCTAAGTAATCGCAAAATTCTTTTGTATCAATATGATAGGCATATGCATAGTCTAGATTACCATTTGGTAGAGATGTTGTTGCTTCATTGTGCAAGATACCACCATCAAAGCAATCATTCAAAATTGAGAATGTTGAACTTGACCAACCTTTTTCAATTCTAAGATTGTTTTTTATTGCAAATCCATGAAAATATTTTTTTCCTACATTCCACTCTTTAAAGTCTATTCCTAATTTAAAAGTGCATTTGGAATTCCTTATAAAATCATAAGGATTTTCTTCTAAGAGACTCACAAGGTATTGAATTAGTGGAGTTGTGCTTTCTCCAACTCCGATGCTCTTTTTAGATCCATCAAAATAAACAGTCACGTCCACATCATTTTCCCAATGACTTTTTATCATTGTTGCGGAAATCAAACCAGCAGTTCCTGCACCAACAATTACAACTTTTTTTGGTTTTTTGAAATGATTTGAGTCTTCAAAAAAATTCATTGAGGTCCGGTTTATTAACTGTCCACTACTAATTATAACACGAATCAATGTGCTATAATACGGGAGTAATCAAAGGAAACCACCATGCGTTGCCGAGTTCAACTCTATGTTGCTGGTAAAACTTTTTACGAAGAAATGGAAGCGGTTGATTATGATCACGCTCGTCAGATTGCACTTGCCCGTAATCCTGGTGCCACTCATGTAAGCACCACTGCTATTTTTGATGAACCTGATTATGAAACTTCTTGGGCATCATCTCCTTCATATGATGAAGATAGAAGTTATTCCTCTTCTGATTCCACTAATGGACTTGGTGGTCTTGTAGTCCTAGGAATTGCCGGTTGGTTGATGTGGGAAGCATGGAAATTTGGTTCTGCCATTGTGATTGCTATTTGGCAATGGATTTTAGGTTCCTGGCAATGGTTCATGGGATTGTTCTCATTCATGTCACCACAACTTCTTGTTGGTCTTGTACTCGGATTCTTCTTTCTCGTTCTTGTTATTGGTGCACTTGATGAATAAGTTTCAGAAACCATTTGTAAGTAATCAGGGTGTCCTTAATCCTAAACCAGGAGACCCTGATGGTTTTGTATCTAAAGATGGAATGTGGGCTGCTATTCCATGGGCAGGAAAGACTAAGGGATTCTGTATTATACATAATGGAAAGCAAGTGCACTCTGTGAAGACATATAAACAGGCACTTGATTATATTAAAAAACAATCTAAAATCAAGAAAAAAACCACGTCCACACTGGAGGAGTTTCTATGAATGAGAAGCAACAAAAACGTCGTGACGCACTTGGATTATTCTATGAAAGTGTATTGAAACCCGATCATCAATTGCGTGAATGTTCACATAATCAAGAGTGCTATCATGAATTGATGGAGTGGAGATCTGAAATTCTGGAGTATCTTGATTCTCGGAGAAATGAGGAGTTTCATTAATGACTACACAATATCTGTTATTAGTAGTATTCGGCATTTGTCTTTATGTCATAATCACAGATAATAATGTAGCAAAAGCATTCAATTATATTTTTGAGTTAGCATCTGCAAACATAAGAAGAAAATGGTGGTGGATAACCAACAATCCTGCTAATCCTGTGGTAAAATATATGCTATATCGTAAGAACTTCAAACTTGCAAAAGAATTACGTGCAAAGATTGATAAGTATTATGAAGAAAATAAATAAGCATATAGAGGAAGATCAGTATGCTCTCCACTCAATACCGGCTCAGATTAGAATTTATTTGTAAGAAAATTGCAAATAAAGAAGAGGTAAAATTAGAGGACATGATTTGGGCAGAAAAACTTGCTAAAGCACACACTCTTGCAAGAGATTGGTTGCAAAAAGCAAGAAGACAAGCTTCTCAAGATATTGAGGAAGGAACTACTGATGATTTTCTCAATAGGATGGGTTTAGGAGACCCGGATCCATCCAATCACAAAACGGGTTTCGATTCTGCGGACGAAATCGTAGATTGGTTTAAACAAGACAAACCAGATGACTGGAGGCAAAGAGACTAATGCAAGCAGTAATTTATTCAAACGGAAATCAAGAGTGTGAAAGAATGGCATCTCTTCTTAAAACACTTGATGCACAAATTTTAGAGTATAGACTTAATCAACATTTTACTCAAAGAGGATTTGAAGCTGAATTTGGATCAGAGGCAACATATCCACAAATCAATATTGGATTTAAGCACGTTGGTGATATAAAGGAAACACTTCAATATATGAAAAATGAAGGGATAATCGAATGAACTTCGATCTGACAATGGAG